TAGAGGTCTCAATTTTTTCATGTCTTATCTCTCCAGTCCATCAAGTATATCTGGCACACTCATCCGTAAACTTATATCTTGCGGCTTCGTGTATTTTGCAAGAGTACGTAGACGATTCAATTCAGGAGTAACCAGACCACACATAATGTATTGTTTCTCTTCGGATGTTTTTCCTTCACCAAAAACCCATAGGAATTCAAAATGGGGTGCCAAAGCGGCTTTCAATACATAATAAGCAAATACACTTGTATTTTCCTCCCATTTATGCAGCGCCCTTGCTAAAAGCTGTGTTGCCTGTAGGTCCTGCCATTTACGTTGTTTTAACCACGGTCTGCCATACCATTCACACGCCAGCCATTCTGCATATAACTCTGTCCACGCCTCAAATAAATGTGGATTAATCTTATCGGTCTTATTCATCTTCCAGCACGGTGCCGGTGTCTTTTCAACCTTCCAGTCCCACTTCATTGCATGAATTATTTCGTGTATGAGCACCCGCTCCCATTCCTCACTACGATAAATTACAATATTCGGAGTTCCAACGATTGTCCATCCACCATTCACCTGCGCTTTCGTCGGCCACTGATTTGCCTTAATATATCTAGGGTCATTACGATACCATAAATAAATCTTAAATCCTGGTGCGGCGCCTAACCATTTCAAAATAGCATCGGCTGTTCGTGCTATATCTTGAGATTTGCTAGACTCAGGGGTAATCAAAAAGAGTGTACTTCCGTGCCAAAGTTCGTACTTAAGTCCTTGTGTTGCTGGGTTTTCTAACAAAGAGAAGATAGTCTGCTGTTCCCAGCCACTAGCTATCTGCTTTTTTGCTTCGTCGAACTCTTGCGGGCTTAGCGGCTGGGGCTGCCTTTGCGGTTTCTGTTGGGGCGGTGGCGCCGACTGGAGCAGCGACAGCGCCGACTCCACCGGTGGACTCTGGGATGAGTTCATTTTGTAATGGTATCTCTTTTTTATATGCCTGTTGCGGTAACGCTTGCGGTGTTGAGTTTGTCCTTACAGTTTCAAACAGAAAGAGTACTGCCGATTCTAGCGAAAGCGGTGTACGGTATGACGTATGCGGCTCTGCGGTCGTTAGCGACTTCATAGCGAGCCAGAATACGTGGGGCTCTAAGAGAGTATGCTGGCGCTGTATAGCTGCTGCACAACTATCAATAATTTCAGGACCCGTTTGACAGAAACTCAGTGCCTGATAAATAATACTACGCAACCATTGAATAACTTTTAGGTCGGGCTTCCTTGTAGTTCTCGCATTTATAATCAGCGACGCAATCATTTCATCGTAAAAATCCTGTATGCGTCTTGGCCACTGATTTGCCGTCTGAATCGGCAGATATTTCTGGATTTCTTCGATGCGTTCTGGTCGTCCTTCGCATTTCTCATACGCAATTTGCGTTGCAAACACTGATGGGACTGTTTTGGTCCAATCCTGGTATGATATACGTGGCATACGGTATCGTACAAAAGCGTCATCTAGAAGTGCTAGCGGACCCGTAATTTCTCTAGCGGTAATCCAGAGCATTCCTGCCGCTTCGGGTGGTAGAACAAACTGTTGAATAATTGCCCTTACACGAATTGCAGCCGCTAAGGAAAGACTATGTGCTCGGCGTAGGACTACCAATTTACGGGAGGAGGACCTGAGGCTATTAAGCACATCACCACTCGAAAAGAAACTTGTCAGAAGGTCACCGATAATCTGCTTATCCTGCATCGACAAGTTCGGAATATCAATTTCAAAATGGTAGGGGCTTGTAAATACTCGAGCTTCATAATTATCACCGACTGTAAATGTGCGGGTCTCTAGCGGATATGTAATTTTTCCCTTATTCTCCTCTTCAATAATACGTCGGAGCTCTCTTGTTTTTCCTGTTCCTGCCGGACCAATAAACATAAACGGTATATCAAGCCGCTTCATCATATTAATGTTATTATGAAGCGAGTTGTTTAGACGGAATATGCCTTGATTTATTAATCGCAGCTTTAGCTGCGACCAATAAATTATGTACCTGTTGCCAATGTATCCCTCAAATTGCTAATGGTAATTGTAGAGATACTTGCCGAAATAAGCGCACACGGCAATATAATAATCATCACGACTCCAAGTATAAACTGAATCATCTGTGAAGGATTGTGGCTGAAATGATAAAGTGCAAGCGCATAGGCAACAAGCGATGCTACAAAACTAAATACAGTTACAATTGCCAGAAGTTTCGTATTTTGTGCCGAATCTTTCGGCAGCAGCGTACCAAATGTTACACCGGCAATAACCGCTAACATTACGCAAATGCCAACCGAAACTATATACGGCAAGTTAAACGACATACTCTATTATATGAGCATTTTATCGCCGGCGGACTCCTCCTTTCATTGCCGTTGTGGTCGTTTCAAAGGCGGTTGCAAATCCGTCCCATTTTATACCGGTGCCGGGCGGAGTTGATATAATAACCGCAATGCCACACAATATCAATAAAGAGACAATAAGGGGCATAAAGAACCGTCTGAAAAAGACATCTTTAATTACAGGATCCTGCTGAATTTTCCTCTTTGAGGCAGAATAAGTACTACAAGAGGGCGTATCCATTTACAATGGCGTATCTTTTTCTAATTATAATATAAGAGGTTATCAGGTATGTCCACTTTTCAGTGTAATCCTGCGTTACATCGCCGGGATGGGGAGACCTGTTTGCCTCCAGATGCTATTGAACGCTTAGCCCGTGCGTGGAACAAAACCCATTCCCGGCATAAAATAAGCGTTCGAAAGACCCGAAAAAATGGAAAACAAGACGCCGGTAAAACATCATCATCTTTACCCCTTTGGAATGAGTTACGGGAAAACATGAAGACTCACTATAAGTGTGAAACTGAGTTCTGTGCTGTAAAGAAACTGCCTGGATTATCTGACAAAGATAAGAGGGCGTTGGGGGGATTTTTCAAACCCGAAAAGCCAAAAAAATGGGAAAAAAAACCGACCGATTGGCTTGATAGTAATAATATTGAAGATGTGATGAAACAGTACGAAACTGCCTACCCCTTCTTTGATTTTATCGGTCCCGTACCCATTGATTTTGATGCAAAAGACGAGGAATCCTGGGGAAAATGTATTGTCAATGAACTATGCCGGCTTGATTTGAAAGAATCAGCGAAGAAGGGAAAAACTAAGATTGGTATTATATTTAACCTAGATCCTCACGATGAGCCTGGCTCACATTGGGTATGTGCATTTATCGACTTAGAAAAAAGCGCTGCCTACTATTACGATTCATACGGATATAAGCCCCAAGCGGAAATTGTACGACTTCTTAAGCGTTGTAAAGACCAAGGAGTTAAAAACATTTATTACAATGATATTCGCCATCAGCGAAAAACGTCGGAATGTGGCACATTTTGCTTATTAGTGATTATATGCTTACTAAAAGGCAAAGAATTCCTTGATATTTGTAAAAATATGGTGAATGACGATGAAATGAATAAGATTCGTGATGTTATGTTTGCCGCAGAAAAGCCACGAAAGGGGGCATTAGAGGAAGCACTAAAAACATTCTGTATTTGATGTTTGAGCGTTCCGTTTAAAATTTATGATATATGTTGGTAGTTTAGAAAGATGTCCGGACGAACAGGTGGTCCGCAACAGAACTTGTTTCTAAACGGAACAAATTACTCGAAAATCGTAGGATTTTTACGTACCCGTTATGCGAAGAAAATGGGAGTGTCTGCTTTACCCGAAAAGGTCGACGAGAAACTACAGAAGTATACCCAGCATTTTATGACAGAAGTCGCACGTGTTCAGGGACAGGATAAGCCACAGAATACTCTTGCTACCGAAGTGATTCACGAGACCGAAGTTTCGATGGATGCCTGGTTACGCAAGCAGCAGGCGGCACAGCCACCGACAACTATATCAGTTGGTACGTATCCACGTGGCGAAGATGTATCTCGCCTCTTCCAGGATACAGGTACCAGCTATAATAATATGATGGCATCCCGTGCGCCTATTCCTATTCCCCAAATTGGCATTCCCCCCGATTTCCGCCGACCCGAACTCGACGACGATGATGAAGACCCCGTGACACTGATGCAGCGAGCACAGAAGCAACGGGAGGATCAGGCTCGTGCTCTCGGCATTCCTATTGCTCCTCCTGCACCTGCCTTTCCGAACAAAAGGGTTGAGGCTGCGCAATCGGGATCAACGTCTGTCATGCCGCCCCGTATGGAGATTCGTGACGAGGCGGCACCTTCGGCAACGCAGCCGATTCCGCCCCAGGCGGACCCGCCGCCGCCTTCGCTCGCTCCTCGCCCTCAGGACTACATTATCCCCCAGGAGGATGTAGTCAAGTACCGTGAAACCGAGCATAATATCTTTATTACGAGCTCCGACCGTAACTGGCTACTCAATAATTCCGAAAATCGCTACAACTTCTCCGTCATTTTTAATACTGGTAATACTACGGGAGCACTCGGCTATAATGGTGCCATCCAGCAGCGTTTCCGTAATATCCAGCGTATTGAGTTCGTGAAGGCGATTGTGCCGATTGAGTCCCTTACGGCGCTCGTACGTGTACCTGCCTCTGGCTCTTTTGATACCAGCCGTGTCGTCAATATCTTTTCCCTACCATTCGCCGGTGTTCGTATTGCCGAGCTCAATAACAACTCCTTCTCTACGAATCCCGAAGAGGATAATACATTTTCTATTGTTCAGTACGATTCAACGTGGTCCTCTGACTTATATGTACCCCAATCGTACCTACCCTCCACCTCTGCCGGTTTTGCAAATGCTCCTGCCGATAAGACCGGTTACACCGGCTTTATTCCGAAGTTTCTCAAGACCCAGCGTATTTACTCACCGACACCCCTTGCAACTCTTAATAAACTCTCTATTCGTATGGAGCGCCATAATACCGAACTCATTAGTTCAGACCCCGATGTTTTCTCTATTAGCCGTATTCAGTTAGGTGATTTAATCACAAACTTCGGCGGCACCGGCACCACAACGGATGCTACAAATTACTGTGCTGCGACCGCAACAAATGCTGAGAACCCATATATTTTTATTAAAACAACAAACTATTTCTTATTCAGTGCTATTTCCGAAGGTGATATTATTAATATTCAGGGTTGTACTGTTACGCCGTCTGGTGCTGTGACTGCCAGCGGTGCTGTAGACTTTACAAATTTCATCAACAAGTCTGCCGGTCAGTACGTTGTCGCCACAGGATATATTGCTGTCTCTGGTGGCAATTCCGTCATCACTCTTGGACGTAATAACGCCGGCTACTGTAACGTCATCATCATCCGTAACCGCTTTGATAATCCTGCTACAACCGGCGGCACGACACGCAATCTGGGTCCATCCTATTTTGGCGGATTCCTATCCGAGGAGGAGGATGCCAAAACTGGGTCATCGTCAGGACTCACATATCTACTCAACCAAACGGCGACTGTTCAGACTGGCTGCGCCCTTATCAACACAAGCCGCCAGACGAACTTCGTTTTACGCATTATCACCCGTGATATGGATGCAACCTCCAATGTTCGCCCCGATAATGTCTAAATCCTCAGTTTCATTCCCCGAACTCTACCGATATTATTTTGATGTAATTTGGTAGAGGGATGCTTAGCACAGTAATCGTGGTATTACTTGTGGTCGTATTTATTGTTACATTTATTGTACCCTTAGCCCGCCGTAAAGGCGTGGAGGGGTTTCAGTCGTCTATGTCAAGCTATTTGTCAGAGCGCAAAAATATGATTAATTTCGGAAAACGACAATATAACAATCTAGGTGCCAGCTTAGATCCTTTATTGCCGACATTTGCAGTTGGACCTTCTGATATTGATAATAATACAAATCTTACAATTCCGCAATACCTACAGCAATTCAATAATCTTACCGATGTTGCGAATGTAGATATTGTAAAAGCTCTAGGAAATCCCGATATTACACCAATGGATTCATCTCCGACAAATATGGGACCTAATCCATTTAGTGTAAAGGCGCAACTACCCCCACCCAATGATATACTAATAAAAGCACGCCAGTGTGAATCTGATGTGCGTACCCGTGACAGCTGTTCAAAGCTAAAAGACCCCAATTACAGTAGCTGTGGTATCTGTATCGATGGTGGTACCAAGTTTAACGGAGATGAATCCGGTACATTTATTGGCGGTCTGTTATCATTAAAAGCGGATCGCAATGTTGCAATTGATAACGCAAATGGTGGCGCCCCTATCTATCAACCTTCGGTTGGAAAATGCCCTCCTGGCATGTTCTTTGTTAATGCCGATGCCTGCCAAAAAGCTGTAAACCAACTCAACTGCAAAGAAATTGGAGACTCCGGCGGCTTCCAGGGTGGACGAACAAAGGAGGGTCGCCAGATACCTGCTGTATCGTGCGCCCAGGCACCAGTACCGGATGTATATCTCTATCAACCCCCAAATAAGCCTTACAATGTAACTCTACGGTTCCAAACACCGTTTGGTACTGGTATTACAAAGGCGATTGTCACACATGTCGCTACAGGTAAGACGTTTGTAGGAGATAATGGTGGAAATGCAGGACAAGAGTTCACCGTTACACTCCGTGGCGTAAAGGAGCAAGACAAGGTAAATGTCCTGATTGCCCAGGAGCAGCCTCACCGCCCCAAGGGTAAGAATGAGGTGTTCCAAGTTATAACTAAAAATAATAATGGCTCTATTTCTTCTGTCGACCAAGCAAGAGGCTCTTCAATATGCCAGCGTATTGGCACACAACTTGCGAATAATACACAGCTCGGCAACGCAAATGCTGCTGGATTACAATCTGGACTTTGCGGAGTATATACGGGTGAAAAGTCGTCCGTATACTCTGTACAAAGTGGCAAGAGGGGATTTGGAACAGTTGGTTCAAATCCTGCCTATACATTTTGCCCTCCAGACATGGAAGCCAAAGGTGTTGCCACCTGGTGCTATGGTTTCAAACCTACGAAATCAATTAATGATACTTATATTCCTACAACCATTGTTCCCTTCTTTGAATCATTCGGTAGTGCCGCAACACCTGAACAAGACCCTAGTACTTATAGCCAATATTCCACCTCTGATAGTAATGACCCACCTGGTATTTCTCAGCGTGCTGTCCTCATTCAGTGGGAGATGCCCGGTACACAGAATCGTACAGTTGCTTTCCAACCAACAATTGTTTCAGCTGGTCCAACTGCCTCAAATATGTATTCCTTAAAGACCTCTCCTAGTGCTGTTATTATTAAGGGTCCGTTTGCTAATAGTTTATCCATTCGGGGTCCCGCCTGGAACTCAAACATGGCAATGCAAAAGAATCAGTTCTGGATTTGGGGTGGTGTTTCTAGATCGCAGACTGTTGTATTTTCCGCCCTTGTTCCTGGTTACCTACAGAATCCTTACTATGGTGATGACTTACAAAATGCGCCTATGGGTCCCCTTATTGCCGACCCCGCTACAGCGGAACTGCTCAAGACATCGCCCTGCTTTGCAGATGGTCAGAACCCAGGTGCCTATAGCTCCGCCTGTCTGCTAACACTCTTCCAGGGTGCCGGTGGTGACCCTCAGAAGGGTACACTTGCCACAAAGAATGGCGGTCTATCTCAGTTAAATAGCTATGGTGACCTCAGCACGATTGATGAATATCTCAATGAATTATTTGTTACCGCTACAACCGGTAAGGATGGCAATGGCAATGTTATCAGTCTAGATATGAATACCCGTATTGCAGCAATGAATGATGCCGCAATGAAGCTGTTCGGCTTCGAAATTACAAATCCTTGCGAGGACCTTGTTGACAATGCGGATGGCTCTGTCGGTCTTGTACCCAAGCCTATGAGCAGCGTTTCCGCCAGCTGCCTCCAGTATCTATGGCTCAACAATCTATCGGACAAGGACCGTGGTAACAAAGCTCCTACAGGCGCAATGTATAGCAATACATACACAAGCATTGCGGACCGTTTTAGCGGTCTACGATACAGTGAAAGCACACCCGACCGTCGCAATCAGTACCCTTTCCAGGCATGTCAGACAACGGGTACCCTTGCTCCAATTAAGAACGGAACCCCCGATAAGAAAGTAATTGGTCAACTGACAAGCATGGGAAGTTTACAGGCAATACAAGACTACTTTAATGGTGTACAAAAGACGGCAAACTACGGCACAGACCCTAAGGCACAAGCAGTAGCGATGACACAGTGCTATGGCATTAATCAAGCGAAGAGCAACGCAAAGGGCTATGGTTGCGGAAGAGTCACCGAGGGCTTAGCATTATGGTTTGATGGTGCGGACCCGCTTGGAAACGGACTCCCCCCTTCGTCTGGTACACCCATTACTACCTTGGCTGATAAATCAGGCAAAGGATATAATGCAAAAGCGCAAAGAGGAGGAGGCTCATTTGTATCTGGTGGAGGTATTGGGCTTGGTGGAGGATATTACACATTAAATGCTCCCTATTCGCAAACAAATACA